ATTAGTAGGTATAGAGCGAGGAATGGCAAAGAACGCCGTACTCCCGTACCTACAAGACTTGATGAAGAGGAAATCATTTTTCATCTCAGTGACAGAGTTGACTCATGGCAACAAGAAGAAGACAGACAGGATTGTCTGGGCCTTACAGGGTCGCTTCGAACATGGAAGGATTAAGTTAGTAAGAGGCGAGTGGAATAAGCAGTTCGTAGATCAACTACTTAACTTTCCTAACTCGCAGGTGCATGATGACTTGATTGATGCTTTAGCGTACATCGATCAGATTGGTATCACAGAGTTTACTGACATGATTGAAGAAGAAGAATACGAAGCCTTAGACCCAATATCAGGATATTAGGAGAAAGTATGACTGATGAAGAACTAATCAGACAGATTGGAATTTATCAAGCTGGAGTTCCAGGCTATAGACAAAATATTATGCCAAGGCCAAGAGATGCTGGCGGTCAGATGGTTGAAAGAAAGATGTATGAACCTTTACCTAATGCTTTTGTTTCGTCAAAAAATCCTAGAGTAGCTCATTTTGATGAAGATGTTACAAGATTATTTCCATATGTTGCATCACACGAGTTTGAACATCAACTAGAACAACTTGCTGATGAAAGATATTATAGAAATCAAAAACCACAAACAGAAAAAGAAAAAGTTAAAAACTCGGTTGATTTATACTTTGGAGCACAAACAAATTTTTTATTTGATAATTTAGAAAAACTTGGTGTAAAAAATAGGAGAGCTGCTGTTGATCAAATAAAATTTGGTTTAGCTGGACAAGAAGTAAAAAATTATTTAGCAGAAAAATTTAATTTAGATAAAAAATTACCATTTGGTAGGATAGGACAACCAGATCAACCTCTTTTTGAATATCTCGCAGATTTATCTGGTTTAGAAACACACTATGGAACTGATTTAACTCAAGACCCTGTTATTAAAAAAAGGGTATTTAATAATGATGATCGTCTTATTCAAGCATACAAATCAGTAACTGGGTTAAGGCAACAAAGATTAGATGCTAAAGATTTACCACCATATACGCCACAAACACAAGAAAAATCATTTGTGAATTACTTTAAAGACTTGTTATTTAATAAAAATAACTTTTAAGGATTGGTATGGCTATAGCAAAGTTGTTCCAAGGATTACTAAGCGATGCAGCTATTAAGTCTGCAGATGTGCCTACTGCTGCACTGCCAGAAGATATTGTTATTAATCCTCAGCGCACTCAGAGAGCAAATACGCTACCTACATACCAAAAAGCACTGGATGCTCTTGGTGTATCAGAAGGCGATGAGGTACTAGACTATGGAGCAGGCTTAGGACTTGGAGCAGATGCTGCTTCACTAAGAGGCGCTAGGGTTTCAACATTCGAGCCACTACCACAAGGTGAGTTTAAACCTACTTATACTGCTCCTGATGATGTTCCTGCTGAGTCTGCAGACAAAGTTCTAAATATGAATGTGTTAAATGTGCTGCCACGAGAAGAAAGAGATAAGGCAGTGCTGACAATCGGTAAGGCTTTGCGTCCTGGTGGCAGTGCAATCATCAATGTTCGGCCTGAAAGCGACATCAAAGCAGCTAAAACTGCTATCAAGGCTGACGATGAAGGTGGATTTATCATGGGTACAGGCAAAGAGCGTACCTATCAGAAGGGGTTTACACAGAAAGAACTGCGTGAATACCTGCAACAAACGCTTGGCACAGGCTTTGCTGTTGAAGATGTTAAAGGTTTAACTGGTCCTACAGTCAAAATTACTAAAATGTCGCCTGTTTCGTATGATGAACTGGCTAATACCAACCCGTTTCCTAGCACAGTAGAGGATATGTGATGTCTGAATTCAAAGAAACCCCAGTTACTGAATCAGATAGAGAACTTGTCTCTTTCGTTACTTCGCATTGTGATCGCTGGCGTGAGCACAAAGAAGTAAACTACGAGAAACAATGGGACGAATACGAGCGTCTATACTATGGAATCTGGTCAGATGAAGATAAGACCAGGGAATCCGAGCGTTCTCGAATCGTTGCACCAGCTATCCGACAGGCAGTAGAGAATAAAACCTCTGAGATCATGGAAGCTACCACAGGTCGTGGTGAATTCTTTGAACTTTCAGACGATGCTGCAGATGTCGATGGTATTGATGTCGAAATGATGAAGAAACAACTGCATGAAGACCTAAAGAGAGACAAAGCAGACAAGGTTTGGTCTGAAGTAGACCGTAATGCAGAGGTATTTGGTCTTGGTATCGCAGAGATTCATGTTAAATCCGTGATGGAATTCATCCCTGCTACCCAACCTCTACCAGGAGGAGCAGGTGCAGCAATCGGTGTCATGGAAACAGAGCGCACCACAGTACCTATTAAGTCAATCCATCCTCGTAACTTCCTATGGGACCCGAATGCAGACTCAGTAGATGAAGGCTTAGGTGTTGCTGTAGAAGAATACACCAGCCTGTTCAAGGTTGTAAAAGGAATCGAAGATGGGATCTACCGAAAGGTTAATATTGGTCCTGAGTATACTGATAATGCTCTTGAGCCAAATCAACTGGACACACTTTACCAAGAAGACAAGGTTAGAATCCTTCGTTACTACGGACTAGTACCTCGTGAGTATCTTGAGCAGCTTGAGAATGAAGGCAGAGAAGTAGCTGACCTCTTCCCAGAAGACAGTGATGCAGATAACTACAGCGACTTAGTTGAGGCTGTTATCGTTGTCGCTAATAACCAGTACCTGCTCAAGGCAGAAGCAAACCCATACATGATGAAGGACCGTCCAATTGTGACCTATGTACCTGAGAAGGTTCCTGGTCGGTTGGTTGGTATGGGAACCGTGCAAAAGGGCTACAATATGCAGAAAGCTATTGATGCCCAGCTCCGTAGTCACCTGGACTCTTTAGCACTGACTACGGCTCCTATGATGGCTGCAGATGCTACACGCCTACCTCGTGGTGTCAACTACAAGGTCCAACCTGGAAAGACACTGCTTACTAACGGTAATCCTAACGAGATTCTCTTTCCGTTTAAGTTTGGTTCTACTGACGCTGGTAATATCACCACAGCCCAGCAGTTTGAGACCATGCTGCTTCAGGCTACTGGTACACTAGATAGTCAGGCTATGACTCGCTCAGTAGCATCAGGCGAGGCTGGTGGCGCTTCTATGTCTTTAGCTATGTCTTCTATCATCAAGAAGAATAAACAGGCACTGATGAATTTCCAAGATGACTTCCTAATCCCTCTGATTAAGAAGGTCGCCTATCGCTATATGCAGTTTGACCCAGAGCGTTATCCCAGCAGAGACTTTAAGTTTGTTCCTGCCTCCACCCTGGGTATGGTCGCTAGGGAGTACGAGCAACAGCAGTTTGTTGGCCTACTCCAGACCCTTGGACCAGACAGTCCTGTACTTCCCCTGGTGCTAAAAGGCATCATCAAAGGCTCTAGCCTGTCGAACAAGGAAGAGTTGGCTGCTGCTTTGGACCAGATGAACCAACCCAACCCAGAAGTTGTGGCAATGCAGCAAGCCCAGCAGCAGTCCCAGATTGCTCTGCTCCAGGCCCAGGTCCAAGAGCTTCAGGCCCGTGCTGCTGAGTCTCAGGCCAATGCCCAGGAGTCTATGGCTAGGGCGCAGAAGGCTGCGGTAGAGGCTCAGATGATGCCAGAGGAGTTACGCATCAAAACCGTCCAGGCTTTGACTACTAACTTAGACCAGTCCAATAGCGAGGAGTTCAATCGTAGGGCTAAGGTAGCTGACCTAATCCTCAAGGAAAGGGAGATTCAGACTAAGGAGAACATAGTAGAAGCCCAAATGAACAGAAAAGTTCAGTAACCACTTGACAAAATCTAAAAAGTGTGGTATAATTAATACACTGTTGTAGAAATACAACACAGTCCTAATAAGGAGAAACTGTGGATAAAGAGTTACAAGCCTATTACGAGGCTAGGTTCGACATGATGACATCCAAGGGATGGCAAGACCTGATCGAAGACCTACGCAAGATTGAAGAAGTATCAAAGGATTTAGACAGATGTAACGGCATAGAGGACTTGTACTATGCCAAGGGACAGCTAGACATCCTTAACTTCGTCTTTAAACTCAAAGAAGCGTCCGAAGATGCTTATGAGGAGTTACAACGATGAAGCGGATATTTGAATTTAGGTGTGTGAAAGACCACACCAGTGAGAAATTTGTTGATGATGAGGTTCGCTCTATTGAGTGTCCACATTGTCACAATGAAGCCTCTCGTAT